GCTCGGCGTCCGACGCCATCGCCATGTTCGAGGTGTTCAAGGAACGAGGCGTCGACCTGATCCTGTTCGACATTTCGCACGAGCCGGTGTCCGCCGGGGTCGGCAAGTTGATCATGACGATTTTGGCGGCGGTTGCCGATATGGAGCGGGTCCGGATCAAGGAGCGTACCGCGGAAGGGCGTCGAGCCAAGCAGGCGAAGGGGGGCCCGATCGGCGCCGTGCCGTTCGGTTATCGCAAGGTCGGCGAGGGTCGCGAGGCAAAACTCGAGATCGACGACAAGGAGATGCGGGCAGCATCCATGATGCGCGAGCTTTTCCAGGTCCAGACCAAGCTCGGTTATCACGGGATTTCGAAATACTTGGCCGAGCAGGGACTGGTTTCGCGTTCTGGTAAGCCATACACTGCGATGTGTATTCGTAGAGTTTTGCTGAGGGAAACACTCCAGTAATGCCAGAGCATTCTTTCCGGCAGGGAAGATGTGTTTGGTGCGGCATTACCTGGTTCGATATCTGGTCCTGCCGCGGGCAGAGGAATGACGACATGGATCGCTTGGAAGAAAAATTGTTACGGGCATCTGGTGTAAACCAGCGCGTTGCCAAAGCCATCGAGGACGATGCGGATGCGTTGATCGCGCGCGAGCAGCAGATCCTCGATCGCAAGACGGCAGCATTCAAGCCTCACCACGAGGCGCTGAACACCAGAATGAAAGAGCTCGATACGTTCGAGGACAAACTCAAAATCCTGGAGAATACCGACCCTTTGCAAAATATTGGCGATACCGGAGAGAAAAAGCCGGTTGATGCCATGCTCGAACAGGCTGTGTCAGCAGCATTGGGGTCGGATGCATCTCACAAGCCAGGCTCTTGAGCGCCCAGTGAGCCAGGCACCGAATGTGGCGCAGCTCTCGCTGGGAGACTTCGAGAGACTTTGTAAAACAGTATGTGCAAGGTGCGCGTCGGGAGATCCGATTCGCGTCAGGAATGACACCGGCGAATTTGTGCACGACTGGGCGTTCGGGCCACTTGATCCGAAAATCGGACGGGCAGCGGGCATGGGTCACGGGCTCTGCGCCGCGGATTATTTGAGAAAGCAGCGAGGGAATAGCCTTGGGTAATCGGCAGCAGGCGGAAAATTTACTCGCGAAAGGCGAGGAAGCAGCCAGAGACAAATCACAAGGCGATCACGCCTATCAGTTGATGGCGAGCGCGTCTTACGCTGATCCGACCTGGGGGCACGCGCTTTATGCCAATGCTTGCGCGGCTTCTGATTTGTTGCGTCCGCATGCATCGACAGCATTGTTTCGCCGTGCCTTGGAATGCGAGCAGACGCCGAACGAGCGGCATAAAACGCTGACCAATTTGGCATGGGAATTGATGAAGATCGGCGGGCACAAAGAAGCGGTCGATCTTCTCCACGAGGCGATCGATCTCGAGCCGCAGTCACCATTGCCTTACATGCATCTTGGCATGTGCCACCAGACCTTTGGGCAAATGACTACGTCGGTCAGTTGCGCGCGCAAGTGTCTGGAATTGACGTCGAAGGACGACACCAAAGGCTACGCAATTGCAGAGTTCCAACTGGCATTTGCACTGCTGTTCAATGGCAATTATGCCGAGGGGCTGAAATATTTCGAGGCGAGATTCCCTGCCCGCCTGCCGCAATATCTGCTATATCCATACCCGAAATGGAAGGGCGAGCATGGCAAGACGCTGTTCCTTGTTGCCGATCAAGGTCTCGGTGACACATTATCCTACGCGCGCTTCGTTGATCTCGCTTCAAAACGTTGTCGATACATTCACATGTGCGTACAGGCGGAGCTTCGCCGTGTCTTTGAGCACGCCTTTCGGCATCTACCTAATATCAATTTCATGCCTTCACCCTCGAATTTTCCGGGTGATGCTGACGCATGGTCTACCTTCGTTAGCCTGCCCTTCGCACTGGATTTGTCAGATGAAAAAATCAAATCGGCACCTTGTATAGATGTGCCGCGGCCGCCGATGTCGAACCAGTGGAAGGTATCGGACCGCAAATTCCACATCGGCATCGCCTGGGCGGGATCGCCGCTGAACGACATCGACAAGCACCGGAACATTCCGATCCACCATTTCGTCGAGTTGTACCGGGTGCCCGGCATCCAGCTTTACAGTCTGCAGGTCGACCAGAAGAAATCCGACTTGAACCTGTGGGGCTTTGCGCCGTTGATACGGGATCTTTCGGGGTACATCAGGGATGTTGCCGATACTTACTCGATCCTTCCCGAGCTTGATCTTATCATAACGGTTGAGAGCGCACTTGGCCACATCTGTTCGATGGGTGACCATGAATGTTGGGTGGGTTACAGCTGGCTCGGACGTGACTATAGAGCAGGTCCTTTTGGCGAAGCGCACTTGTGGACGCCAAAATCCAAATTTTTTCAACAAACAGATGACATGAGGTGGGAACCAGTATTTGATCGGATCGTCGAAGCCTTGAAAGAGAAAGTGCATGGCTGATGCCGTGAACCATCCGCCGCACTACGGCGGCGCGGACAATCCCTACGAAGCGATCAAGGTGATCGAAGCGTGGAAGCTTGGTTTCAACCTGGGAAACACGGTCAAGTACATTAGCCGAGCCGGCAAGAAATCCGATATGGATGTGCAAGACCTAAAGAAAGCTCTCTGGTATCTCGCTCGAGAAATCGAAAACCGGGAGAAGTACAATGCCGCTTTCTAATTCTTTGCCTCCGACTAATTCCTTTATATGGATGGGAAGGCTTTACCAACTGCCCGTCATGGGACCATCCTACGTGATACCGAACGATCATCCCGTTTGCGCTTACTATCCGTGGCGGAGAAGCAAAAATGGGGTGGAGTAAATCCGTCGCCGTATCCTCCATGATCTCCGAAGTCGGTTGGGACGACGAGAACGAGGAGTTGTTGGTGACGTTCGCCAAGAGCGGAAAAACTGCCGCCTATAAGGGATTCGATGAGGGCACCGCCGACCGCCTGTTGAAAGCGCCGTCGGTTGGTTCGATGTTTTTGTCCGAGATCAAACCGTTTGCGGGTAGCTGGCGCTATGTCTGATCAACCGCCCGATCCTGTCGAGATCCGCGCCAAGATGTTCGAAGACATGGCGAATCAAATTCGCCTGAATAAAGATGCCAAGTTTGGCGGCGCTTTCCTGGTGATCCCGCCCGGTGATGGCGAGCCATTCTCGTCGCTCATGCTAAACCAAGAGGAACAATCGATCTTCTGGGGCGCGGTCAAGACGCTGGCCGAAGTGGCGATGGGCTTGCTTGAACAGAACGCTCGGCGTCAAGGGTTCCGTTGATTTGGGACCGGTTCCCACCTATCCTATCCGGATGGCAGGCTGGTCGCATGAGAAGCGGGTCGCGTTCGAGGAGGCTTTCTATGCCTTTCTCAACCAATGTTTCATAAATTCCAAGAACTTGGGTCACGTTTCTCTCGGCGCCAACCTCTACTACGGACAGAAGCGGTTCATTACGGCGATCCTCGACGGACTCGAGAACGATATCCATGATTTCTATTGTCTGAAATCCCGCCAGCTCGGCATCACCACCATCTGCCGGGCATTCTCGACGTTCTATCTCGGCATCCACCGCGGGCTATCCGGTGCCTTGGTGTTCGACACGAACGAGAACAAGAATTTGGCACGCGCCGAGCTCACCACCATGATCGCGGACCTTCCGCCGGCTTTGAAATTCCCCGCTATCAAAAAGGGCGGCGACAACCGGGACGGCCTGACGCTCATCAACAACTCCAAGATTCTGTTCAAGTCGGCCGGCATCAAGAAAACCAAATCGTCCGGCACACTCGGCCGATCGGCCGGCCTCGCCATGGCGCATTTGAGCGAGCTTTGTTCCTACGACAACGAGGAAGGTCTCGTATCGTTCCAACGCTCGCTATCCGACAGCAATCCTGACCGTCTTTACATCCGAGAATCGACAGCTCGCGGACCGAACCAATGGAAGCGAATGTGGGACGACGCGCGCGCTGACACCGACCATTGCGTGTGCGTGTTCATCGGCTGGTGGGCACATGACGGCCAGAAGATCCAGCGCGGTACGCGCGACTGGGAGCTCTACGGCGTGCAGCCTCCGACCGAGGAGGAGCAGGCCAAGATCGAAGCCGTCAAGCGAATGTATGATTTCGACGTCAGCCAAGAGCAATTGGCTTGGTATCGCAGGCTCGTCGATCCCGCCGCGCGCAACGACGAGAACGTGGAAGCGGGCTTTGAAGCGAACTCGCTGCAGAAGCAGGAGGATCCCTGGACCGAGGACGAGGCTTTCCAGATCACCGGTTCGGTGTTTTTTGCCGGCGAGAAGCTAAAGGATCAATCCGAGCGCTGGTGCAGCCGGAAATTCACGCCGTACATGTTCTTGGGCGGCTCCGAGTTCTCGGACATGAAGGTCTACAAGGCCGAGAACACCCGCAATATCGAATTGAAGGTTTGGGATCCTCCG